ATCATAACAAATAAAACTATGCCAATACCTAAACCACAGCCAAACGAAAGCAAATCAGACTTCATTGTCAGGTGCATGGATGATGAAAAGATGAAGGAAGAATATACTGATCCAGCTCAGAGATATGCAGTCTGTCGGGTACAGATTGAAACACAGTAGTTTACATAATAAAAAAGTATATATGGTCAGGAAGTATGTGCTCACAGATTCTCTGGTAGTCAGAGAGGACAATCCAAGACTCCTCAAGAAGAATAAATTCAAGAAGCTGGTGAAGTCATTGGAGACATTTCCTGAGATGATGCTTGTCAGACCAATTGTGATTAATGAGAAGAATGAGATTCTTGCCGGCACAATGAGACATCTTGCAGCTCAAGAGCTTGGGTGGGAAGAGGTATTTGTGATACAGGTGAATTGGACAGAAGATGTCCAAAAAGAATTCATGATAAAGGACAACACACATGCTGGTGATTGGGATACAGATAAGCTCTTCAATGTCTTTGACGTTCCAGATCTATTTGAATGGTCTGTGCCTGTTGTTCATGAGGTCATGCTTGACTCACTTGACTATTCAGATATCACATTCAGACTCAAAGACAAAGATGCTGAGATGGTCACAAGGGTGCTCAAGGCATATGGCAAAACATTAGAACAGGGACTCGTTAACTTAATTAAAAATGGCAAAGGAAAAAACGAATAGCATCACAACTACTCCAAAAAAAGCTCTGATGATTGAATCAGTTGAGAAGACATTGGGAGTCATCAGTCAGGCATGCAAGCTCGCTGGCATCACAAGGCAATGTCACTATAAGTGGATGAAGGAAGATGAGGAATACAAAAGAGCAATTGAAGAGATCACTGAGGTCTCTCTTGACTTTGCAGAATCAAAGCTATTTGAACTCATGCAAGGAGCATTCAGCCAGACAGTGACTCGTGATGGAGAAGTGGTGAATATCAAAGATGCTCCAAATACATCAGCCATCATATTCTATTTGAAAACAAAGGGAAAGCACAGAGGCTACATAGAAAGAACTGAGCAGTCAATTGATCTCAAGTCAATCAACATCACAATAGATGGAGGGGTGAATATATGACGGCACAAGAAAAAGCTAAAGAATTAGTGGATAGGTATTGGATATATCTGAGAGCTGGACTTATGTATGATGATGAAGCTAAAGAGGATGCGAAGCAATGTGCATTGATAGCAGTAGATGAACATTTCAAAGGCATGTCATTGACCTTTGGATGTATTAATGATAGAAGCTTTAAATTTTGGCAAGAAGTAAAACAAGAAATAGAGAAGCTATGAGCACAATTGAGATATCAATAAAATACAGAGACCAGAATCTTGGGACATTCATTGACTTCATGACAGCTGGAGATGATTACATTTCCAAGATGGTGGCTATCACAGGGCTCAAAAGAACACAGCTTCTCAATGTGCCAATGGCAAACTTGGAGAAGTCAGTGAGTGCTTATGTGGAGAATCTCAAAGCTGATGAAAAGCAATTCAATAAATTCATCACAATAGATGGAATCAAATTCGGATTTCATCCTAATCTCAAGAGCATCACTTTTGGAGAGTGGTTGGATTGCATTGAATTCAGCAAGAACTATCCACACACAATTGACAGACTCATGGCTGTGCTTTACAGACCAGTGACATCAGAGATCAATGATGTGTATACAATTGAAGACTATGACAGCAACAAAAATGAGCACTATGCAAAGCTCATGCGAAAGGTGAAGCTTCCACTTGTCAATGGGTGCATGCTTTTTTTTTCGACATTAACAAGAGATTTACTGAACAATTTCCCCGTATACTTGGAGGAGGAGATGAGCAGATTGAAGAAGGAGCTCGAGGAACTTCAGAACGAGGAACAACTTTAGCATCCAAATACCATTGGTTTCACCTGATTGAAGAGATGGCATCAAGAGACATCACTAAGATTGACTCCATCACTAAGACTCCAGCTGCAACAGTCTTCTTACATCTGTCATATATGATTGACTACTACAACACACAGATGAACAATTTGCCATCTTAATTCCACTATCTATTATGAGTGCACTTAACTACCACTATAAAATCTTAATTGAGAGATTCAAAGCTTTCAGCGACAATCATCCACAGCTGAGAAGATTCACACATGGTGAGATATCAGACAGTGATTTGGAGAAGGAAGCTGAATGGCCATGGATGCATGTCAAACCAAACTCAGTGAGCTATGAGAAAGGACAGAAGGTCTACAACTTCTCAATCTTCATCTGCGACTTGCCAAGAGTGGAGGAAGATAAGACAGGCTATGAGGCAGAGGCAATCAATCTATGCTCACTAATCATGGGTGATTTTCTTGCTGTGCTTCAGTTAGGAACTTTGCTTCCAAAAGAAATAGAGCTTCAGACTCCTGTATCAGCAGAGATATTTATGGAAGAATACAAGCATACATTGACAGGAGTCACTGCTGATATCAATCTTGCTGTGGATTGGAATTGGAGTGCTTGTGATGTTCCAGTAATACCAAATTAAAAGCTATGCCGACAACAAGTACAGGAGCAGACTACAATGATCTGATAAATAAGATAGGAACAACTGGAGCAACTCCTCTCAATTGGATTGAATTTGATACAACTCCAACATCTGTTCCAACAACTCAGGGAACATTGTCATGGGATGTAGATCACAGCACACTTCAGCTTGTGCTCAATGGTCATGTGGGACAATTGATGCAAGATACATTCTACTATGCCAAGAATCAGACAGGCTCAACAATTCCAGCTGGCACAGTTGTGAGAGCAGATGGAACTTTGGGAGCAAGTGGAAGAATCTTGATTGCTCCATTCTTAGCTGATGGTACATATCCATCCAAATATGTGATGGGAGTAACTGCTGAGTCAATTGCCAATGGAGCAGATGGAATGGTCATGCACTTTGGACAGCTGAGAGGAATAGACACAAGTGCTTATACAGATGGAACAATTCTCTATGCATCAAGCACAAGTGCTGGAGGATTCACTACAAATATGCCCGGCTATCCAAACAATCAGGTGACTGTTGCAATTGTGATTCATGCAGCTGTCAATGGCATACTTCAAATCAGACCGATATTCGAGCAGACATTGGGAACAGTGAACAAGCAGTCAGTAACTGATGGAGCAATTGTAACTGGTACAACAATTAGCACGAAAACTGCTCACGTTTTAATTCCTGCAAATACAATAGCAGTAGGCGACATTTTAAATTTCAGAGTTCGAACACGTAAAACGGGAACTGCTGGTACACATATAATTCGTGCATATGTAAACACTACGAGTTCAGTTGGTGGTTCATTAGTTGCAACAAGTGCAACAGTTGGAAACACGAATACATACGCGCAAATTTCACGCGTATTAGCGGTGAAAAGTTCAACTAATACAGAAGGTTTTGCATCAGCTGTAGGTGTGTTTTTTGATGACACACAAACTGGTACAACGGTAACAAGCTCTAATATAAACTGGGCTGTAGATCAGTATTTAATAGTAGCGGTTCAAAACAGCTCTACTGCTGACAGCTCGCGCAGTTCATTTATTCACATGCAAATCAATAAGGCTGGATAAGATGGAACAAATTCTAAAAAATAAAAATATAGTGACTTATAGGAATGATGAATACACATACAATGGTCATGAGATTATTGATGAGAAGTGCATTCATCTGAACTTAAATGAGGGAATCTATGCAGTGACTATTCCATGTATTGTGAATGAGGTGGAGGTAGAAACTATTGAACAATTTGAGGAGGCATTCAAATGAGCATTCTTGCTGAACTATTTGAGAATGGCAGATTGCTTGAAGTGATGCTTGACTTTGGAGAGGAAGTGGTGAGGCAAGCTCGCAGTAATGTGAGAATCAGTCAAACTAAATTCGGAAGGAAGAGAAAAGCATCTACAAGTGGAGCTCTTCAGGCATCATTGAAATTTGACTTAGATGTCAACACTGGAGCTATCACTTTTGGCAGTGATTTGATCTATGCTCGCACAATTGAATTTGGAGCACATGGAAAGGAGAGCTCACCAAAGGGAGAGAGCAAGTGGATGACTCCAGCTCGCAAGCCACCAGCAGAAGCCATTCTGAAATGGATGGACATGAAGAAGATAAGACTTAGAGAGAAGACAGCAAGTGGAAGCAAATTTGCAAAGGAGACTCCAGAAAAGAGAAAGTCAGTGGCTTATGCCATTGCCAAATCAATTGAGAAGAAAGGTATTGCTCCACTTGAGTATTTTCAGGATGCATACAAAGAGACTCTTCCTGATTTCATGCCACAGATACTTGATGCAATGAATGAAGGCATCAACATACATATTCTTAACCAATCACGAACTTTAAAAACTATGAAGCCATGAGCTTGACATTGTTACAACAGCCATACTTATACACACCAATCAAACAGAATCTTGTGTTTGTTTCTTCCTCAACTGAGGTCGGACAGCCTGGATTCAGATTTGTGATTGAGGTTGATGATGGAATAAATGCACAGACATTTTACATTCAGCCAAATCCAGCTGGAGTGCTTGTTTTTGATATCTATCCAGTTGTAAAAGATTGGATGACTCTTGACTTAACTGATACAGGAGGAATGCCAAACGTATTCACAACAACAAGTTGTGAGCTGTACAGCAATGATCACAACATTCACAATGTGAGGGTGAAGATATTTGAAGGATGGAATGTGCTTGGAGTATTCACCAAAGATCCAAATGGAGTGGGCTCAGTTGGACAACAAATGAGTGTTTTCAATGGTGCTTTTCAGAGCTTCTATGGATATGGGCCTGATCCAGCTCAATTCTATTCTTTGACATCAAATGTGAAAGATGTCATGACTGACTTGACTCAAGATACTTTCAATCTATCTCATTTGATTAGTCAGTATTCATTAGGCAGCACAACAGTGGGAGTGCTTGCTTATGAGACAGACTTTGGAGTAGTCACTGTGCCAACAGATGACGGAGCAAGATTGACAGGCAACTTGATTGATGAGATTCAGATAGTACAATTCAATTCAGCTGGTGCTCCAATTCAGACAGATACATTCAACATATTAGCAACAGAAGGGACATTGACACATGCTCCTTTGTATCCAGCAAATGTCAACAGCACTTTTGGTCTTGCTGCAAATTGGCATCATTACTTGTGTTCATTCAGATCAGTAGGAGTGAGCAAAGCAAGAGCATTGGCATTCTTCCAACAAGAGCCAGAATGCAGATTTGAAGTGGTGAGATTGGGATGGACAAATTCAAGAGGAGGATGGGACTTCTGGAATTTTACTAAGAGAAGTGAGGAAAACTACTCAATAAGCAGAAAGAGATTCAGAAAGCTTCAAGGCAACTATGCAGAAGCTGATGGATCATCTGTATTGTTCGGATATCAAAGTTATGACAGAGGACTCACTGAAAGAACTCCATTTGTTGAAAAGCTTACAACTGTCAGAACTGATTATTTGAGTGAGGCTCAGTTTGAATTCTTGAAGAATCTTGCATATTCAGAATCTGTTTATATCATCAATACAGATGGCAGTGCATATCCTGTTGTGATTGAAGACAGCTCATACACTGTTCAAAAGCCAAAGAGCTACATGAAGCAAAACATGACAATTCAATTCACACTTAAACATTCAAACGACTGGAGAGCATGACAAATGTAATTCTTTACCTTACAGACAGCACAGGAAATACCAAAGCCATTGACTTGTATGAGAATGAGTCAATCAGTTATTCTAACTCATTTGCATCCATCTCTGACTTTGTTCCAAGAGGTGCATTCTCAAGAGAATTCAGAATACCATCTACTCCAACAAATGCTGAATTCTTTGGAGCACAGCATCAGGTTGGATATATCAGTGGAGGCATTGATTTAAAAAGGAAAATCACAGCTCTTCTCACTGTTGACACTTTGCCAATTGCTGAAGGTCATGTGCAATTCAAAAGAGCAGTGACTCAGAATGGAAAGATTGCTGAATATGAGATTGCATTCTTTGGGGAGATAGTGGATGCAGCGAGAAGCATTGGAGACAAGATGGTCAGTGAATTGGATTGGAGCTACTTTGACCATACAACAACTTATGATAATATAGTTGATATCAATGACTCTGTTCTTTTTGGTGGGAACTTACTCTATACCTTAACAGACAAAGGTCAGAATTGGACAGAAGCTCCATCTGCAACAGGCAGAAGAGTGCTGTCAACAGTCAATCCTATCTATGCCAATGAGCTGACTCCAGCTGTGAGAATGGATTGGATCATGGACAAGATATTCAGCGAGGCTGGATTCACATGGAAGGGAGACACAATCAGAGATCATCTGGATGACATGTACTATCCAATGACTTCAGCAAATCCACTTGTCACAGGGCAATACACAAATGACGCTTCCAGATTCAAGGCAGAAGTGCAGACTGATCCAACAACAATCACATTCACAAATTACACTGCTCAAATCACAGGCTTCACAGATACCTTTGATCCATCAGGAAGCTTTGCTTCAAACTCATACACGTCCAATGGAAATTTCGTAGTCACAGGGAAGATATGGATGGGATTTGAATTCAACACACAATTCAATGAGACATACAGACTGAGAATCAAGAAGGTCAGTGGAGGAGTCACAACTTACCATGAAATCCAGAACATCAATGACATGTCAACATTCATCTATGAGGATGGAAGTGGATGGATTCCAGTCAATGAATATCATGTGAATGGTAACTTTGAACTCAATGTCTTGTCAGGCGATGTGCTGACTCTTGTGATGCTCAGAACAAGCACAGGATCATCAAGCACTTTTGATGTGATTCAATACAATTTTCAAGGCACATTTGACAGCTATTGGACAATAGACCAAATCAGTGGAACTCTTTTCAATCAGCCTGTTGAACTTGAATACAACTGTCCAGAACAAAAGCAGATTGACTTTGTGAAGGATATTGTGAAGATGCACAATGCTGTGATTGTGCCTGATCCTGACATTCCAAATCAGGTCATGATTATTCCTCTCACTGAATACATCGGAAGTGGGAATTCTCTTGACTGGACTCCAAAGCTTGACACTTCAAAAGACATAGTGCTCTCTCCTCCAACAGATATGCAGAAGAGACTCCTAAGATGGAGCTACAAAGAACAGGGTGATGTGGGGAATACCTACTACAAGAATGGAGCACAAAGAGTCTATGGTGAGCTTAGGCTGAACAATCCTGAGAATGACTTTGCTGTGGGTGACTACACTGTTGAGACTACTTTTGGAGCTACTCCTCCAGCATACATCTCGAACACTGAAATCATCATTCCAAAATTTATCAATGAGTCAGGGCAATATACTGCTCCCGGTGCGAGAGCTTTGTACAGGAGACCATATCCAGAAGGATGCTCAGTGCAATTGTACAATGAAGGGACAAGTGCCAGTGCTCTCACTTACTTACCACTGCTCCATCACTACGCATCTCTTCCAACAGATGTGGGTACAAATGACCTCAATTGGAATCAAGAAATCCCACTTCACCTGATTGATGCAATGCCATTGCATACGCTATGGGATAGGTATTGGAGAACATACATTCAAGAGATATATGATGATGAGCAGCGAATTATGGAAGCTTATTTCATGCTCTCTTTGACTGATGTATTCAGTCTTAAATTCAATGACATCATCTGGATCAAAGACTCTTATTGGAGAGTGCTTGAATTAAGTGACTACATAGTTGCAGATCAGCAAGCAACGAAAGTCAAGCTCATTCGCATTCTTGACTTGGGGACTCTTTGCCAATATACACCATATCAAATCAATGCGACAACAGGAGCAGTGACATTCATTGATGCAGCAGCTGCAACAAGCTATGGATCAGAAGAGTGCTGCACGTTTTACGGATACAGATGGGATGGTGCAAAAGGCAAGTGCTTTGCAACTACTCCAAACACAAACAGCAGACCTGTTGATATTGGCACAGCAAAGAGTGGACTTGCACAGCTTACCAATTATGGAGGAGAAGCTAAGTCATTGACAGGACTTGGTAACAGCTCAAAATCTTTGATTGAAGATGCCAACTCAAAAATCATCATCAATGGAGATGGCCATGTTGTAAAACAGCAGAATGACAACTCATTCATCAGTGGTCAGAAGAACACAATGAGTGAAGGCAACAGTGACTCTGTTGTGCTTGGAAAGTTTGCACATGGTGAATTGAGAGGGGTGCATTTCGGTGGTGGAACTTGGTATGACACAAGCATAGACGAAGGAGCAATTCAGCCGGGAAGAAATCAACATGGATTCGTGCAGCTGATGGGCCAGCAATCCATTCCAACAGCATCCAATTCAATTCAGATGTATGTAGATGGGGAGTCTCCTCTCCGCATTGTGATGCCTACTGAGACTGTATGGATGGCAAAGTGCTATGTGAGTCTTATGGAATATGACTACACAGGAACTGAATTCACAGGCAATGTGCTTGCTGGTGAGTGGTCAGGAATGTTCTACCGAGATAAGACTACACACTACACAAGTAAGATGATTATGCAGTCAAGACATGGCAATGGATTCTCAACAGGGAATTTTGACTTGTATTGTCCTGTGGTATCAAATCAGATAGCTCCCTACATTGATCTCAAGCACAGTGGTCACTATGCTCTTGTCAGCATGACTGTCCAATACACACAAGTGAAATTCCAAAAGACTCCAATCATATGACAGATACAACAAAAGAATTCATAACAGCCATGACTCTTTTGAGACAAGGAGCAAGATGCAACACTGAAGAATTTAGAATTGCATCAGGTGGATATCAAGCAAAGCTCAAAAGATGGCAAATCAAGCTGATTAATTCCACTATAATAGTGGGACTTGTTGCTCTCATTTCATTAATCACTTATTCACTAATCTGATGGAAGATATAATCAAAATAAAAGTAGACTCAGGAGAAGCTGTTGCAGAAATTGAAACAGTTGATTCAGCAATGAAGAAGCTTGACAACACAACGCAAGAAACAACAGAAGCAACAAAGAGTCTCAAGGCACAAATCAGAGAAGCTACTCAACAGCTTCTTGAGATGTCAGATGAGGATCCGAGAAGACAGAAGTTGATTGAGGACATTGGTGAGATGAAGGATAAGATGGCAGATGCAGCTGACCAAATCAAAGGAAATACAGGGCCAGCTTTCGAGAGCATGGGTAACACCTTTGGCATCATGGCTGGACAGCTTGGAAATTTGGACTTTGATGGATTAGGCAAGTCATTGACACAAGTTGGTGCTGCTGTTGGAAGAATCAATCTGAAATCATTAAAGCAAGAGCTTGGTGGTTTTGTCCAAGGATTAGGATCACTTGGAAAAGCTTTGTTAACCAATCCAATCTTTTTGATAGGCACAATAATAGTGGGAGCTATTGCAGCGATATCTGCAAACATTGGAAAAATTATAAGCTATTTTCCTTCAATAGAATCAGCTCTCACAGGAATAAATGACATAGACAGAAGAGCTGCTGAGAATGCAGAGAAGAGATATCAGGCAGCAAAGAAAAACTATGAAATGATTTCATTGACTGAGCAACAGATGAAATATCAGGGAGTCAGTGAAAGAGAAATTCTAAACTATAAAATCAAAGCACTTGAGACTGCAATCAAAGAAGCTGAGACTCGCTTTGAAATGTCAAAGCAACAAGCAAAAGCACAGATTGAAGCAGCAAAATCTAACTATGAGACAACAAAGTGGTGGGTAGAACAAATCTCTTTTGTTATTGTCAATTTGCTTAAAGGTATTGATGCTATTCGACAAGCCAGAGGAGAGACATCTACACTTGCAGAAGATTTCGTCAATTGGGGTGCTAAGCTATTCTTTGATCCAGCAGAAGTGGAGAAGTCATTGAATGATTCTCTTGCTGAACAAGAGACTGGATTGAATCAAATGAAGAGTGATTATTTTGCTTTTAAGAATCAGCTGAAAGAGATGGATAAGAAGTCAGCTGATGATAGAAGAAGAATTCAGAAAGAAACGCAAGAAAAGGAAAGAGAAGCAGAGAAGGATCATGGGGAGAAGATGAATGCAATGGGTAAAGATGCAAAGGTCTTAGGTGAACAGCAAAAGACTGACATAGTGCTCAAAGCTATTGCAGATAGACATGCCCAAGAAGAATATGAGGAAGACCAAAAGAATAAAAGACTGCAAGAGATACAGAGACAACACATGCAGAACTATGTCACAATTGCTGGAGGAGGACTCAGAGCATTGGGTGAATTAGTAAGTGCATTCAATATCAAAGACGAAAAGAGAGCAAAGAAGCAATTCCAAATCATGAAGAGCATTCAGATGGCATCTGCTTTGATTGATACCTACAAAGCAATTACCGGAGCTCTTGCAGATACATCTCCAATCCCATACTACATGAAGGTAGCCAACGCAGCCATAGCTGGAGCAACAGGATTTGCACAAGTTGCCAAGATTGCACAGACACAATTCAATTCACCTGTCACAGATGGAGGTGGTGGATTGAATGGTGGCACAGATGGTGGAGGTGGTGGAATGCAAGCTCCTCCAATTGACTTCTCATTCATGCAGCAGACAGGACAGCCCAATACAGTAGAGACTTATGTGCTCGCTGGAAATGTAGCCAATGCACTGGAAGCAAGACAAAAAATCATTGACCAATCACATCTATAAAAAATGAAAAAGCAATCTTTTCCACTATTAAGAAAAGCCATCAAGAAGGGAGTGCATGAGGGACTGAGTAGAATAGATGATTTGGATATCACTAATGAAGATGCCATCATCATCGAAATAGTTGAGGCCATAATTGAACAGATAGAAGAACAATACAATTTTGAACATGAGTGATGTAAAAGTTATTGAGTATGGACTTGGAGACAATGATGAATTCGGAGTCTATGCCATTTCATTAGTAGATCAGCCGGCTATTGAGGTCGACTTTGTGGCACTGAAAAAAGACACTGTGCTTTTAGCAAGAGTGGAAGATGGTGAGAAGAGAATGCTATATGGACCAGCATTGATTCCTGATCAGCCAATTCTTAGATATGATAAGAATGGTGAGAAGTATTTCATCAAGTATTCAAAAGAGACAATTGAAAAGACAGCACAAGAATTCTTGAAGAGGAATCTCCATCACAATCATACAATTCAGCATGAGATGCCTGTGGCAAATCTCACTGTTGTGGAGTCATGGATCAAGATGGGAGAGGACAAAGGAATGAACTTTGGATTCGACTTACCAGATGGCACTTGGATGATTGGAGTCAAGGTAGATGATGACTCAACTTGGGAAGCTGTGAAGCAAGGTGCAGTGAAAGGATTCTCAATTGAGGGATTCTTTGTGGCTGAGAAAGAAGAGCTAACTGATGAGGAAGAGCTTGAGAGAATGCTGACACAAATTGTGCAGTCATTAGAAACGAAATAGAAAAATTTTCCACTTACTAATAACACAAAAAAAATGATTCAAGAACTGATCAACAAATTTGCTCCAATGCTTGAGAAGCATGGGGTGAAATTATCAGCAGCAGAAGAGACAGTCACTATTGAAATGGCTGTTGAAGGTGCTCTTGCTGATGGCACTGCAATCTTCTCTCCAGCATCTGAATGGGTTGAGGGAGTAGAAATCTATGTGATGGATGCAGAAGGCAATCCAATACCATTGGCCGATGGTGAATACTCACTTGACAATGGAAAAATCATAGTTGTATCTGAAGGCAAAGTTGCTTCAATTGCTGAAGCTCCAGTAAACGAGGAAGAGACTCCTGTTGAAGAAGAGCAAGCTGCTGAAGAGAGCTACTCAAAAGACCAAGTTGAAGCAATGCTTAACAACATCATCAATGAATTCACAACTAAATTGTCAGCTGTTGAAGCTCAATTGAGTGAAGCAAATTCAAAGATTGTTGAATTGTCAAAAGCTCCAGCAATCAATTCAGTGAAGCAAAGAGCTGCACAGACTCAAGTTGCTGCTCCAATCAACTTGAAAGAAATGAAATCAATTCACCACAGAGCAAATGCTATTGTGGCCAAATACACAAACAAATAACAAAAACAAGAAAAAGAAATGGCAACATCATTAACCATCTCATCTTCAAGCTATGCTGGTGAATTAGCTTTACCATACATTGCTGCTGCTGTATTGTCAGGAGATACTCTTTCAAATGAGTATGTGACAATTCACGAAAACGTAAAGTACAAAGCTGTACTTAAAACTTTATCAACTACAGGCATCGTTAAGGCTTGGGGTTGTGACTTCGACAATTCAGGTACTACTTTGACTCTTGCTGAAAGAGTGCTTCAAGTGACTGACTTGAAAGTAAATATCGAAGTTTGCAAGGATCAATTTGCAAAAGATTGGGAAGCTGCTCAAACAGGAAGAGGTTTCATCAATGATCAAATCCCAGCTACATTTGCTGACTTCATGCTTGCTCACGTTTCTGCAAAAGTTGCTGAGTCAATTGAATATAACATCTGGCAAGGTAACTTCACACCAGGTGGAGCTGCAGCTACTTACACTGCATTCACTGGAATCTTGGAAGTTTTAGATGTTGCTAAATCAGGTACACCTGATGTGAACATCGGAACAATCTCAGCTTCAACTGTTGTTGCAGATATCCAATCTGTAGAGGCTGCATTGCCAGCTACATTAGTTGGTGATCCAGCTGTGAAGTGCTATGTGAACAAGAAGACTGCACAATTCTACCGTCAAGCTCTTGGCACATTGGGATACTTACAGCAATTCAACGCTGCTGTTGCTGTGCCTATGACTATCGACGGATACGAGATGTATGTATGTCCAGGCATGCCAGACAACACTGTTGTGTTTGCGAAGAAAGAGAACTTGCACTTTGGAACTGATTTGAATTCAGATTTCAATGAAGCGAAAGTTGTTGATATGTCAGAAACTGATGGTTCAGACAATGTTCGAGTTGTGATGAAATTCAGAGCTGGAACTCAAGTTGCTTTCCCAACTGAAGCAATTTTAGCATACTAAGAAGAATCCTTTGTTCAGTAGGTGAGAGACTTGTGCTCTTGCTTACTGAACAGATTCATTTTCATACATAATAAAAAATTAAGACACAACAATGAGCTGTAGCCTTACACATGGGATGAGCATCAACTGCAAAGAAGGCATTGGTGGCATCAAAGCTGTTTATCTTGGTACATTCGCAACATTCGGTGAGAATACTGCGACTATCAACGGAACTACCAACATAGTTACTGCTCTTGCAACAGGCACAATCTACAAATATGATTGTCCAAAGAACACAGGAAGCTTCACTGAAGAAGCTGCTATCTCAATTGAGAATGGAACAATTTTCTATACTCAAACGGTTGTAGCTGCTCTTCATGGCCTATCTTCTGCTCGATCTTTAGAGCTTCAGAATATGGCGAAAGGAAGACTTGTTGTATTCGTGCAAGACAGCAATGACAACATCTGGATGGTGGGATACCACACTTCTGCTGAAGTGACTGCATTCACTACTCAGACTGGAGTAAACAAAGGAGACATGAATGGATACAATATCACATTTACTGCTGAAGAGAAGAACAAAGCTTACATGCTTGATGCTTTTGATCCAGCAACTGAATCTCCATTCGACAACTTCGCAACTATCACAGTTTCGACTTCAAACATTTAATGTCATAAGTACATGCTGTACTTACTGACAAATACTTCAGCACAGCTCCTCTTTTTGCAGATTCAAGAAGGGGAGCTTTTACTGTCTAATTTTTATACAGATTACTTGCTTGAGCTCACCAATGAGCAGACACTTGAGAAGCTGTATTGCATTCCACAAATAGCTGTGACGAATGACAGATACACATCAATTGTCATCAGCACAGATGCAAATGATCCATTGAATTCATCATTGCTTATTGAATATCCAGCACGATATTCATTCAAGGTCTATGGCCAGAATTCAAGCACGAATCTTGATCCATCAAATGCAGCTGTAGTAGGCCTAATTGAGAAGGGATATTTGATGCTTCAAGACTTTTCAACACCATATTTCACTGATCCAAATCTATCCGTAAATTCGGACATCACATACAATGGATAAGATACAACACACAGCTCCACTAATTGTGAACATGGCAAAGGACTATGTTCAAGAAGCAGTTGAAAAGGAGACACCAAAAGGATGGGTAAATCATGGAGAGAACAATCTCTTTAGCCAATACCTTATAGATTTGTACAACACAAGCTCTGTACATGGTTCACTTACCATGTCAATAGCTTTCACAATAGCTGGAAAGGAATTCAGCACAGCTCTTCCAATAGCAAAGAGAGAGGCAGACAGACTCAAGATTGATTCATTAAGACACAGCACTTCACTTGATTTGAAGTTGCATGGTGGATTCTTTTGGGAGGTTGTATGGTCAGTAGACAGAACTACAATTGCTCGCATCAATCACTTACCATTCGAGAATTGCAGACTTGCAGTAGTGAATGAGGAAGATGTGATACCAGGTATCTACTACTCAAAAGACTGGAGTGATATCAGAAAGAAGAAGAATGCTCCTGTCTACATTCCCATGTTCAACAAAAGCACAAATGAGGAAGAGCCATGTCAAGTGCTATTCATGTCAGTGATGACTCCAGGCAGTGCATACTATCCAAAGCCTGACTACTACTCAGCTCTTGAATATATCGAGTGCACAAGACAGATCAGTCATTTCTACAATGCTTTTCTTCAGAATGGAATGTTCCCTGGATACATGATTCACTTCAACAATGGAGTGCCTGATCCAGAAGAGCAAATAATGATCAAGAATCAGTGGGAGAAGATGAGTGGAACTCAGATGGCTGGGAAGAGAATCTTCACATTCAATGAGTCACAAGAGAGAGCTCCAAAGGTGGACTTGATTCCTCTCGATGATGCAGACAAAAAGTGGACAGTGCTATCAGAAGAATCAAGAAACAATATCATGATTGGTCATAGAGTGACTTCTCCTTTACTTTTTGGAATTAGAGAGAGTGGTGGCCTTGGTAGCAATTCAGATGAACTGAAGCAAGCATTCAAGATATTCAAGCAACAAGTCATTGAGCCATATCAAAGAATGATATGTGATGCTGTTGAGATGTTATTCGGTAGCATTGGAATTGTTGCAGAATTCACAATTGTTGGAAATGATATCTTGACACTTGATGAGCAAGCTGCTGCAAAAGACTCTATAGCTTTACCGAGTGCAACAGCTTCAGCTCCAACAGATACAGCCACAGCAGAAGTGAAAGTCAGTGATGTCACATACAACGGAGCACAAATAGCTTCAGCTCTTGAGATTGTTGCAAAAGTCAAAGAAGGAATTCTCACAACTGAACAAGCCATTGTTTTCTTGGTGCAATTCTTACAACTTCCAGTTGAGATTGCAAAGTCAATGTTCACAGTTGGAGGAGATGCAGTGACTAAGCTCGAGAGTCAAAAAAAAAAAGTTGAATTAGCAATCCCTGATTCATGTGACATTCCCGAATTCACTACAGAAGATGAAGACTTGTGGCTGCAATGGTTGGAAGATAAGGGAGAGATAGTTGATGAAGAAGAATGGGAGCTGATTGAGGCTGAGCCTGTAGACATGGCATCTGTGAGAAGCTATGCTTCACCAAATGAGCAGAGTGAAATGGACTCAGGATTGTACAAAGTCAGATATGCGTATTCAACAAATCTTTCTGACAACTCAAGAAAATTCTGCAAGCACATGGTCAAAGCTTCCACTGCTAATCTTGTCTACAGATTTGAAGATATTACCAAGATGGATGGGAAGGAGAACAAAACTTTTGCTCCAAAAGGCACAAGTACATATTCAATCTGGTTGTACAAAGGAGGAGTGAACTGCAAGCATGTATGGGAGAGAAGAGTCTACTTCAGAAAGAGAGAGAAAGGAAGATTCTTGGCTGACAAAGGTCTGAAGAATTCTGATCCAATATCAGTGGCCAAAGCTATCAGAGCTGGAATGCCATTGAAAGACATTGCCAAAGACTTTGCAACTGCAAACACGAGGCCCTATGACATGCCAAATCATGCGAGATTAAATCCACAACAATAAAAAGACTATGCCAATACCATCAGAAATTCTCTTCATTAATAAAGAATACTTGACCAAGTACACACAGCTCAATGAAGCTGTTGATACTAACTTAATCAGACCAGCAATATACTTGGCACAAGACAAGTACATTCAATTGTGGTTAGGAACTGACTTGATGAACAAAATCAAATCAGACATTCAGAACAACACTTTGTCAGGGGTATATGAGACACTGCTCAACAATTATATTGTCAAGCCAACAGCATGGTGGACAATGGTCGAATTGTATCCATCTCTTGTCTACAAATTAGACAACGGTAATGTAGTGAGCAGACAAAGTGAAGACACAACTCCAGTCACTAAGGGAGAGCTTGATTCTCTTGTGGACAAAGCAAGAGACAACGCGACATTCTACACACAGAGACTTGTGGACTACTTATGCGACAACAACAGCTCATTCCCAGAATACACAAGCAACACATTCCCTGACATCTCACCATTGAAGAAAGTGAATAGACAGAGCTCAGTGATGTTCAGTGATGGATATAAAGACAGGTATGATACTCGAATCAAGTGGAGCATTCGAGACTTTTATAACGGATAAGCAATACATGAACAAGGAGCAACAGATCAGGAGAAACTATGAGCAAAAGCTCAAAGTCTATCTCACAAAATTGGATAAGCAAATAAAGAGGTCAAATGAAAACACCAACAATAGAAGAACTCAAAGCTAAATTCACAGAGCTTGGATATCAGTGGATGCCATTCCATATAATTGGAATAAGAAGCAAATCCAATGAGCCAAACAAATTTGATGATCTGATTTGTCTTGTTGATGGAGATGAATTGAAAGTCTTCACAGGAACAACAAATCCCGGTACATATTGGCTGAAGAATCCAATGAATGTGAATGGCTGTGCTGTGTTGAAGCAAGGACAATATATAGACACTTGGCAGATAGGTCTGCACAAAGGTCAATACACAGCATTAACTCAAGCTAAGAAGGTGACTGTCTTCAGAGATGATGACAAGGATGCTATAGCTGAAGAGCAAGGGAAAGAAGATACGGGAATCTTTGGAATCAACATACACAGAGCTAATCCATCAGCTACATCTACATTCATTGAGAAGTGGTCAGCTGGCTGTCAAGTGCTTAACAACAGCAAGCAATTCAAAGAACTGATTCAGGCGTGCATTGCATCAGGCAAGAAATACTTCACCTATACTTTGATTCAAGAGCTATGA